TATTTCTTCTACTTTTGCTTTAAATTCTTCATCTTCTTTTAACCACTTATAGAAGTTTGTTCTTGATAAATCACAAACCTTTAATGCTGTAGTTATTACTCCTAGTGAACTTTCTAATGCTTTTAGTAATCTCTCTTTGTTAATCTTTGTTCTATTTTGTTCCATTATTTCTTATTGGTTCATTAGTAAAAGGGATGTCTTCAGGGTAAGCATCCCATCTGATATTATTTCTTTTTCCTTTTATTATTTTAGGGGATAAGTTCTTATGTGTTATTTTATGATGTAAACGCCCTCCATTTTTCTTTTGCTTTTCAGCATAACATAAACTCGGAAATTGTATGGGTATTATTAAAGACTTATTTAATAATTTGCATTCATTATATAAATCAGTTAACCCTCCTTCTGCTGTTGCTGAACTCATTGGATTAAGAGCAAGTCCTGTTCCTAAACTACCTGTAAAATATCCTTCATTCATTATACCTACAAATTGACTCGTATCATTATCTTGCACACCCCTTTCCCCTCTATATATAAAAGCAGTATTATAAAAAGTTGTATTCATAACTTTGTTTCTTAAAATTCTATTGTCAGGAACTGTAAACATATCCCCCGTTTGACTTAACCCAAAAAGTCCTATTTTTCTTTTTAACATAAATTCCTTAACCCCTTCAAATACATTTAAAAAATCTTGCAATGCTGCCCCTCTTGTATAAACAGCAAAAGGTTTTATTTCATATTGATTAGTGTCGTCATCAATTACTAAATAAAAATCAATACCTAATTCTTTAGCAAAGTCATAAAACATATTCCTTGCTTGACCTGCCGACCTTCTTGATCTACTAGCACGATGCACATAATCAAACCTCTCTCGTGCTTCTTGCATATTAAAAATATGTAAATTGCACCCCATCAATCTTGTGACTTCTTTATATTCTAATATATCATCAGTAGCATCATCAATAAAAACGTGTATGTTTTTTGCTTCATATCCTTTTTTAATAAAATATCTTGCTGTCTTTATATTGTTAGGTCTATGATAACTTGGAATGAAAATATCTATCATGATTTATCGTTTTAAATCTTCATCCGTAAATGCTAAAATCTTCAACAAATCATCTTCAACAAATCCATCTATTCCATCATCCACTAAAACCAACCTTAATCTTTCTATTGCTTTTTGCTCTTCCTCACTTGCATTAAATTCATAATAATTAGCCACGCTTTCAAAATCTATTTTTATAAATCTATATGCAAAAATCTTTAATACCTCTTTTTGTTCTTTCGTTAAACTGTAATCCTCCAATGCTTTTATCTTTTCCTTGTATTTTTTTAGATTGATACAGTCTTTTAGTTGTATATGAGGAATTTCTTCGGGCTCATAATACATAGACTTATATTCTAACTTAGACAATAATTCAGTATTTTTAACACTAGGCACGTTGACACCCCATTCCATCAATTCTAATACATTCCATTCATTAGCTAATATATCCCAATCCCATTCACCGAAGCCTACATTGTCCTTAACGATAAACTCTTTCTTTTGTTCTTCACTAAGTCCTTCTGCTATTTCTATCCATACGTCTTTTAGACCTGCATCTTGACTCGCTTTTAATCTCATGTTGCCACCAAGCACTATCATATCTTCATCAACTACAATAGGTCTTAACTTTAACATCTCAGGGAACTCCCTAATAGACTTAACTAACTTCTTGAATTTATCATTCTTAATTATTCGAGGATTGCTTGGGTTTCCTTTGATCTTATTTATCTTAACCTGTTGTTTCATAGTATATAATAGAATTTATTTAATTTTATTTAAAGTCTTCGTTAATACCTCTTTCTCCTACTAGCTTTTCTTTTGCCCCCTCCCAAAGTTTATCGTGTCTTTTTTTTTTGCTTAGTGATGCTTCAGTTCTTTTAAGGCTTGGCATTCCTTCTTCAGGTTCGCTATCCATATACTTGCCACAATCACATAGAGCTTCTTTGCAGACCCACTTGCCATCACGAAAGACAATAGTTGCTTTGCCTATTTCTTTCTCTTGTTTACCACAAATACATTTGTATAATGTCATTGTGCTAATCCTCCTGTTTTAACATCATTTTTTTTATACAACCTGTCAAGCTCAAAATGTAAATGATTAATTGCTTTCTGAATATCTTGCTCCGCAGGGTTTCCTTCTTTTTTACCTGCTCTCATTAAATAAGAACAAGCAGTACCTACATTGTAACTAAGATCAAAGTCTTCAACTACTTTTCTAGCTGAATATCCATATTTTTTACCTTGATAATAATGTGGCTCAGGATTGGTAGTATAATCTTCTTCTTTCTTTGTCATTTTCTAAAATTTTAATTAATGTTTGTTGTGTGTTTAAAGTTCTTGGTCTATTAAAGCTACGGTATTCTTCAGGATTAAAAATTAATTTAACTTCCCTAACTAATTGGTTATCGTCATATTTAACTATCCATCTGCTTGAATAGTGAAATTTATTTCTTTTTAAGTGTGTTAAATAACTCATTCGCTGTATTTTTTATATAGTTTTTTTATTCCATCATAACAACTTGATAAACAAGAACTACAATTAGTTCCTGTAGAATAGTTTGTGTTATGTATTGTATTGTAGGTTTCGATCATTCTTTTTTTAGCTGCTTGATTTTTTGCTTTGCCTGTTTTTAAATCTTTCCACATATCTAATATTTCATCTATGATTTCTTGTGGTAAATCATCAGGAGTTTCTATTTCAGTTGTCTTTTCCCAATATCCTTGTGGACATTCCATAGGCGCAATTCGTGCCTTGATTTTCATAAAACATTTACACACCGAACAGTTCCCTAATAATTTTTTATAGTAAACACATCCCTTGCAAATAGCAATTCTATCTTCATATATTTCATTAGGTACAAAAAACTTATTCATCTGCTAATTCTTTTTTAAGTATTGTTCTTACTTTGTCTATTGTTGTAAAAAGACTATTGCGACTTATCCTAGTTTTCTCTGCCAGACTATCTAAAGTTTCTCCTGAATAATACAACTTAAATAATTCTCTATCGTACCAATGCAGCTTATCAAGCTCCTTATCTATCTGTTCAAGTTTTTCCCATTGGTAATTTATTTCTTGATTTGGAATGTTTGATATGTTTTTACTATTAGCAACATTATAAGCCACATCATCATTACTAAAAGTTGTGCTGCTAGAATAACTAGCACTATCAATATGTGTATAATACTTTTCATACTTATAAAAAAAAGGACTTCGAGGGCTTGTTAATGATCTACGTAAAACAACTGCACCATATCTTATAATCCCCTTTTCTCCATCTTTTTTATATATTTTTTTAAGTGTCTCAGGGTTCATCTGAAGGAAGTAAAGCATCAGCTCCTGAACAGCATTATCAATATTTGTTTTATTTTTAGTAAGCCCATAGCACATTGTTCTAAATTTATCAGTTAGCTTTGATATTTCAAGATAAATCTTATTCACTTGGTTCTTGTAAATTATCTATCTTTTCCACCACTTCACCAACCATTTCATTTAAAACTGTTTTGTATGCTCTTATAACTGCTCTATTTTTATTTGTTTCTATTCCTGCAAAAAATCCATTTGTTACTACTGACATATTGATTGGTATAATCATAAGCCAGTCGTACCAATTATTCTCTTTTACTCCTGTTCCATAGTTGTTATGATAATCAATAATAGTATCTACAACATCTAAATAATTATGGTATCTCGCCTTTGTGCTAACCTCTTTTGAAAACTCTTGGCACATTAATATATAGGTTTCAATTATAGTTTGATGCTCTGCACTTGCGTATATTGGTTTTGCCATTTGCCAAATTTACGTAAATTTTTATTCTATTCCTTTTTCTTTTTTTAAGTTTTCAACAGCCACTTTGTAATAACTGATCTTTTCTTCATAATCTAACCTAGATAGCTTAACTGTTTGCCTTGCTTTGTATTGCAATTCTTCAGATGTTCCTTCACCATACTTTGCATCTAAATTAAGACCGAATTTATATTGTTCTCCTTGACCAAATAGATTATCTGCTGCTGACTGTGGTTGTACGTTTATTTCACACCATCTTGTAGCAAGATGTCTTCTTGACATAAAATGACCTGCGTGTATTTGTTTGTAGTGATAGACACGATTCGAAGTAAAGCATTGCACCATTCCATTATGTGAGTCTCTAATTCTTATATATAGACTAAACCATTTATCAAGTTCTTTTTTTAATTTGCTAATTGACTTCATAACCTAAGTCCTTTTTCCATTGATCTTGTATTGTTTCTTTTCTTGCCTTATATATCTTACCTCTAAGCTCAGGACATTCTTCTTGTAGTTTCCTTCGCATTCTTTCAATAGTCTTAATGTTGGTTAGTTTACTATTAGCAAACATTTGCATAAACTCAAGACCGTTTATTTTATTAGGGTCTATATTCTTTTTCTTTAATTCATTAAACCAATAGGTAGCTATTAGCTTAGGGTCGCTATCTCTTAAATGAGGTTTAATAGTTAGTAATTCTCTTACTACTTCTTTTGTTTTCATTCTCGTATTTTTCTAATTAGCCACAGCACTATTGCTGTTAGTATTACCCAACCTATCATTTTATTCCCCATTTTTTCTTATCTTCTTCTGTAAAATAATCATCAGCATCTAACTCATTTGTATATTTATTAGCTTTTTTATACAATTCTACATTATTTCTTTTAATGTATTCTACAAAAGTTTCAAACCAATGGATCTTAAATTGCAACTTGTGATTTATTTCTAGTTGATTTTTAAAAATAATTAATGGTACTTTTTCTTCTTTTTTCATGTTAATAGTTTTTGTGATTGATAATAAGGAACTGTCTTAGGGTCTTTCCCTAAAGTATGGACTTCATAATAAGCTGCATCTAGTCTTTCTTTTTTATGTGCATACGTCCAACGGTAAAAAGTTCTGATATTTAAAAAAGGTTCTTCTTTGCCAAATCTTACTCCGAGCCTGAAGGCATCTTCAACTTGATTGAATGTCATATTACCAAAACGCTTTTCTGTAATTAAGTCTGTTGCAAATATTTTACTTAAACTTGCGAGAGTTTCCCTATCTGTTTTATGTCCTATCTCTACGCCTGTTCTCGCAATTAGGTCTAAAACTTTCTCAGTAAGTTCTTTTAGATTTTCATTTTTTAGTGTTTTCATAATAATTTTTTAGCTTCTTCCCATTCATTTATTTGTGAATGTAGTTTACCCATTGTTTCTTTCTTTACTTCCCTGCGTTCCCAAGTTCTTACAGCAGCTCTCCAATCTTTCATTTTTGTTTTGCCAATATACCAATTTTTACTTTCATAGAAATCATAAAAAGCATAAGCATCTATATTATTCCCCCTATCTGCACAATATAAATCAATATCAACAATATCAGGTTTTTTAAAGAGCTTCTTTTTATTACTATCTGTAAGATTAGTATTAGTTATATTTATATTAGTATTATCTGTAAACTTTTCTTTATTAGGGGTGTTAACCAAAGTTATTACCCTCGCTTCAATTTGTTTACTATATTTTTTATATATGTTAACACGTTTGATATAACCATTATCCTCTAAAATCTTTAACCATTTTTGAATTGAAACTCTACTAACTTCATAAAGTCTACAAAAGTATTCTGTTGAAGCGGTGCATTTGCCATTCATATTACATAGTGCTGTAATTTCTGCATAAAGAAGTTTGGCATTAGGTGTTAGCTTTTTGTTATACCTTACCTCAGCAGGAATGACA